CACCATCTAGCCCATAAATACCAAACTGCACAATCAGGTGAACCACATTTACAGTCGAACCCTTAGCAGTCAAAGCGGTTGAGTGTGATGCCTCTTTGATTTCTGGCAAGATAAACCCACCAGCCGAGCGCAGCGCAGGGCCAACCTTGTTGACCACCGCATCAATGCCTCGGAAGTTGAAGCCCTGAGCGCTGTTGCGGTCGCGCTTGGCAACCCCCTGGACTTCATGCATGACAGCCAGAATGACCTCGCGAGCATTAGCCATTAGTTAGCCACCTTCTCAATAACAGCCTCATCTGAATAGATGGTTGCTGATAGCCCAGCGATCTGCACCCAGTAGACATCCGGCTTGTCGCGCACATCACCGACAGCGGTGACAATGCCCTGAACCCCTGTGATGCCATAGCGGTCTGTGTGGATTGACACAAAGACCAAATCCCCTAGCAAAATACTCATTTCTTATTCCCTTTCTCAATGGTGACATAAGGCGCACCGACCCCTCGCTGTTGCCTCTTAGCAACAACAAACTTCTCACCATCAACATCAATGAACGCGGTCTTAGCCTTGCCCATCTGGTCAAGTGTCCGAGCCTTTAGTTCGTTCAGCTCGGCAGTCAACTCGTCAATGCGTGTAGCAGTGTTTACTAAACCTATACCAAGCAACTCAGCAATCTCAACTTCTGAACCATCAATCTCAGGGTTGATCTTGCGCTGTGCTTCATAGGTAGAAGATGAGCCATCGAAGTTAGGCGGTGTGTTAGTGGCCAGCAACTCGCGGAAGCGGATAGCCTCAGCAAGCATCCAGTCAAACTCGAACTGGTCAAAGACAACCTCAATCTCCTTGTAAGCCGAATCGGTCAAGGCAACCAGCAAGCCCTTCTTGATGCCCAAGCAACCCATATACCAAAGCATTTGGGCGCGGTAAGAAGGTGGGATTTCATCATTGAAGTAGTTGCGCGAGAACTTGACCTCAATCAGGCACAGCTCGCCCTTGTCATCTAAGTAGAAAGCATCAGGGTTAGCGCGCATCCAAGGCTCGGTGACACTCTCCCAAGTGCCTGTGCGGTAAACAGTCCAATCAGGATGCTCGGCAGCAAAGACCTCCAAGATAGGTTGCTCAAGCGCCTTGCCCAGTTTCATGCTCATGCTGGGCACAATCTTGCTGTCAATCTGCCCTGTGCGCTTATAGAACAAGCTCAGAGGTGACTCCCACTGGTTCAGTCCTAGCAGTGTGCCAATCATTGAGCCGGTGATGATGCCAGGCTCATCTCGCATTGCATGCCATTCGGCTGAGTCATCTGCGAAAACTCCAAGGCAGGTTGCGCTTGTGATCGCTGGGTGTTCGGTGATAGTTTGCATAAATCCCCTTTCAAGAACAGGTTAGGGGATAACTCAGACAATTAGGTAATCAGCCAGAAAGAAACTAACCTAAAGGGATGCAGATTTTCGCCTTTGGCAACCAAGATGCCGAGAAGTCCTATCGCAAACTAATGGAAGCGATACTGGCTAATGATGGCGCTGAGTGCGCACAAGTGCCAGACATCTTCTATCCCGAGGACTGGCAAGTGTCGCGCAATGTCGATGTCGCGCTGGCAAAGCAAATCTGCGGGCGATGCCCGATGAAACTAGAGTGCCTTGAGTATGCCCTAGACAATGAGGATCATGGCATCTTCGGCGGTCTTACAGCCCACGAGCGCAGACAACTGAGGCAACTATCGCGCCTCGGTTCTAATCCTTCTTAGAGGCTTCCTGAGCCTTCTGAACAGCATCCTGTGAGGCTTTAGCAACAGTCGAGCGAGTGACAACACCTGTAGTTGAAATCGCATAACCAATTGCACCAATAACACCAAGCATTAGAGTCGCCCAGGCGATGACCACACCATTCAGCCATGAGCCGGTGACAACCGCACCAACACCAGCCGATGCGCCAAGGATAAACAAAAACAAACCAAAACCGCGCCAAAGTAGCTCGGCAACAACTAACCAAACTTGCTTTAAACGCTTCATGCCTGAGCCGCCAAAGCATCCTTGACAGCCTTACGGCCAGCCTTACTAATGTCAATGAGCTTGAACAAGTCGCGCTTAGCCTCAAGGCCCTGCGAACCAGGCACAGGATTCTTAGCCATCGAAGCATGAAGGTGATTAGCCCCCGAAGCCGATAGGGAAGACCCAGTTGCGCCAATCAAACCGATGACATAGTTGCCACCAGTGACTCGCTCACCAATGTTCAGCTTAGGCTTGGCAAGCATGTGGTTGTATTCGATATGCTCGCCAACATACTTGCAGTTATCGGCACACTCGATGCGAACAATTGCAGTCCAACCCAAGGCAGGGTTGTTAGTTACAGCAGTCACAACACCAGCATGGATAGCAAGAATCTCTTTGCCCTCAGAACCGCCCTTAAACCCCCAGTCACAGCCTTTGTGAGGTGATGAGCGGTAAGGGGCAGTGTTGCCGAGTTCATCACGGCGTTCCCAGCCGACACCCTTGATAGGTTCAAAAAAGCACTTCATTTGTTCACACTCACAAGAATCTGCGCAACAGCAACAATAACGCCACCAAGCACACCACTAACACCAGTCATTTGATAAATCTTCTTCTGAAGATCACGCACATCTTTTTCCAACTGACGATACCCACGCATCTCAGTCTTCACCTCAGTCAAATCCTTGACAATGGTTATAAGTAATTCGCGGTCAGTAGTTTCAGCCATCACAATACTTTCAAAGTTCGGTTGCGTAGGCCGTTATAAGACTAGTTTAGTACAGCAGTGACTTCATCAACAGTGAGACCTGCAGCATCAGCCAAAGCCTTCAACACTGCAGCCTTCTTAGCTACAGCCTCAGCCTCAGCAGCCTCACGCGCAGCCTGCTCAATAGCGAACTGTGCAGCCTGAGCCTCACGTTCAGCAATCTCAGCAGCAGTCAAAGGAATAACCTTAGTTTCACCAGTAGCGCCATCCCACTCAATGCGGGTCAAAACTTCACTCATTTATTTCTCCAGTTTCAATCTCAGGAACAAAAGGGGTAACGAACTCATCAAGAGTTTCATCATAACGGTCACCTATACCGGCGAACTTGCCACGGATGTTGCCATTGTACGAAGTCTTAACCCAGCGACCGCCAAGGTTATCAATCAACCATTGGTAACCTTCGTCGGGATCGTTGTTGTCACCAACGGTTACACGAAGCACGTTGTTGTTGTCGTCTAGTTCTGCCCAATGAGCCATTAGCCACCTACCAATGCTCGAGAATACCTAACAATAACAAGACCCGAACCGCCAGCGGAACCAATATTACCAGGCTGACCGCCGCCAGCGCCACCACCAGTATTAGCAGTTCCAGCAGTATTCAAACCACCACCACCACCATTGAAAGTTCCAGCAGAAGCGCCGTTTTGACCACCACCACCACCGGCAAGCAATCCACCAACACCCGTGCCTGTAACAGTTAGCCAAGAACTAAAACTTATGCTGTTATATGACGAAGCGCCGTTACTAGCGTTAATGCCGCTACCAGCACCACCGGCACCACCACCGGCACCACCTTGAGAAGTTCCAGGAGTTCCACCAGCAAAACCTTCAACCGGAGAATAGCCACCAGTATTACCAGAACCACCAGCAAAAGGTGTGCCACCGTTGTAGCCACCACCACCACCAGAACCACCAGAGTTACCAGTTTCAAGGCCGCTAAAGCCCGAACCACCACCACCACCACCAGAAACAGCCAAAGCGCCAACTGATGTATTGCTTCCATTAGCTGCGTGAGTTGAACTGTTAAGGTTTGACCCAGTGCCACCTGCACCAATAACAACAGTTTGATTTGTCGAAAAGGACTGAGAAGCCAAAACCCTTAAACCGCCAGCGCCACCAGCACCTGAGCCAGAACCACCGCCACCAGCAACAATCAGAACATCGGCGGAAAGTGAACCTGCGCTAATACCTAAAGTTCCATTAGCTGTAAATGTGCGGTAATAGTATGTTGCATCAGAGGTTAAAGTTCCGCCTGTGACAATAGGAAAAACATACCCAGCCATCATCCCGTGGTATCGCTGCGTATACGAAAGTTTGCTAGAACTGAACTTAGTTATCATGCTACGGTCACGCCTCCAGAAGTGCCTTTTGTGATGCCATAAAGGCTAGCAGAAGAATACTGGGCAAAGTTAGCCAAGTTCAAAGACAGGCTCGAGATAGCCGTAGTGTCATTCCAAACAATGCTCTCCATCAACTGATAAGCCGTAGCACCATTAGTTTCCGTCACCGACTCAATAGCAACAACTTTTTGGGTAGCCGCTGAATAATTTGTGATGTGAATGATTGCTGAACCAAAAGTGTTAGCGGTATCCGTGCTAATAGAAGCAAAAGCACACAAGTTACCATTAGCGCTAGACGAAGTCTGTGCCGCACCGTTACCAAACATTGTCAGCGCAGAAAAGTTTGCCGACGAACCGTTAAGTTGAAGCGTCACAGTATTAGTCGTGCTGGTCGCGCGAGCCGCCAGAACAATAGCAAGGTCACTGAACGTTGACGGTATACCGGTAAACGCTATCTGTGTAGAGCCACCGGCACCAACAGTAATAGTGCTAATCAGAGTGTCGAACATCAGGCAGCCACCCCATATAGCGCAACGTTTGTTCCGGCTACGAACCAGTTACCTGCTGCGGTTTCCGTTGCAATTTTTACAGTCGTAACCGCTGCGGTATTAGCCCAACGACCAGCCACCAACTCCATGCCGCCCGAACCAGCAGTGTAAGAGCCACTTCGCATCATTACCGTCTTCTGTTTAGTAGTTGCCGCGTAGTCAAAAACAGTTGCTACAAGGTTAGACCTAATACCAGTTAGCAGAGTAGAACCGCTCATAGATCCTTCAATCTTTCCAGGGTTCGTGTTGTTCTGAGTAGAGTTACCGTTCCAAGCTAAGTTCGACTCCCAGTAAGTAGTTGTACCAACGTCATTGTTAAGAGTTAAATAGTAACGAAACGACGAACTAACGGCCGAACCATCCGCAATAATAACAAGATCGCCCATAGTTGCCGGAATATTAGAAAACGTTACAGAACTAGCTGTTGCGCTAAGAGTTAAAAACCCTAACGGAACCCAAGCCGATGTACCTACTGGCATGATTACCCCTTAATTCCATATAAACTGAACCGGCTATTGGTATTGAAGTTACCTGTTCCGGATACAAGCGTCAAACTGGTTACGGCCGCGGTACTGTACCAAGCACCTCCACCTTGACCAGCAACCATGATAGGGCCGCCGGTGCTTTGCGTAACGGTTGATACCTGAAGCGTTTTGTTATTTGTTGTTGACTGGTAGTTAGGAATAGTTACGACACCGCCGGTAAAGTGACTCGCCGTAGCAGAGTTAGCCGCATAAGTGATAAGTCCGATGCCAGTTTGTGCGCTTCCCGTGCCATAAGTTACCGCGGCGTTGTTACCGTAGAACCAGTGCTGTGAGTAGTTAGTTGCCGTATCGCCATTGAAACGTACAAGAAAAGTTGTGTTAGAAACTCCAGCGTCACCTCGAGCACTATAACGGATTTGCAGATGAGAGTAAACAGTAGGAAGGCTAGAGAACGTTACGCTGGCTGCAGCAGAACTTAAAACTTGAGTGTTAATAAGTTCGTAACCATTAACAAAAATTGAACCCGCCATCATCGACGAATACTTATTAAGCGTAAGAATACTGGCCTGAGAGAGCCTTTCGACTGCCATCAGGATTATGAAATCTGCGAGCCGAAAACACTCACGCTAGTATTTGCAGTCGAAGCATAAACAGTCAAAACGTCAGTAGCGGCAAGAGTAATACCAAGAGTTAGCGTCGTTGAGTCCGAAGCTGCCAAAATAACATCATACGCGATGTAATGCTGGTTAGCAATCGCAGCACCCGCAGGACGCACAGCCACACGATAGGTAGCCGATGCAGCCGCACGGTTAGCAATCACAATAGTCGAAATGACAGTCTGGGTAGCGGCAGGTGAAGTGTAAACATCAGTGTTAGTCGTAGCAGCCGGAGCCGACTGAGCAAGAACTTTATAAATAGTAGGCATTTAAATCTCCTCTAGGCTCCCATAAGCATGAAAGCATTAAAACCACCAGCGCTACCAACAGCAGCCCATGTAGTTCCATTGTACCCCTCAAAAGACAAAGTGTCCTGAAGATAAGTGAACATACCCGCAGAAACCGCGGTACCCAAAGCAGAAGAACGAGCAGACGCTGATGCAAACACCATAACGCTCTGATCCATTAGGTAACCCTGCACGTTCGCAGCAGTTAGCACCTCACCAGAGGTAAAAGTTTTACGGCCTAAACCAGGCATGATTCTCCTTCTTTAGCCAACAGCGGCTGTATTTAGTTTACCAAACACTGCGTCATTAAGAATGAGTCCAATATAATCGAGTGTTGAGAAGCCCAAAGTCACAGAGTGCTTGCGGACATCCGCGCTGTGACTGATTGAAATAACTTCCGCATACTTCTGAATCGCTGGGGCAATGCCATTCGGGGTGAACTTGATATTGCAAACCGAACCAATCTCAAGGTCAAGAACCTGATTTGCCTCGGTGGTAGTGATTTCATCAAGGTTGATTGTGACAGCCTCAAAGCGGAACTCAGGGGCAGAGTATTGCTTGACAAGGTTCACAGCCAGAGCATCGACATCAGCATTGTAGGCACTAATCAGGTCTGTATAAGTTAGGGTCTGGACACCATAAGCCTGTTGGCTGTCAGTGTCATTAGCAATCGCTGTGCCACCAGCAACAATCGAAGATGCAACAACCTGGTTGTAAAGAAGCTCTGAACCATAGACAACTTGCATACCTGTGTATTTGATACCAGTTGCATCATCGGCAAGAGTAACCATAGTTGCTGAAGAAGGCTGGACACCATTCTGATCTTTATAGGTGACATAACCATTCTTGCCAATGAAGAAGCGACCGCCCTCTGAGCGCTCAATGGTTTGCAGATAAGTCAGCGCATTGGCATCGACAGGGATGACATCCGCACCGAGATAAATCTCACCTGAATCAATGGATCGGGTTTCAGCTGGCCACTCGACATCGGTCGATGACAAGATGCTGTTGATGCGCGCACCAGTCAACTGAAGGGTTGCTGTGCCACCTGTAAGTGTTTGGTTGGCTAACTGTGAGAAGCCATCAGAAGAAGCCGCTAGTGCTGTGCTGTCACCTTGAGGGGCATAGTCAAGATTCCAGTCATCAATTAGACCGCGGTATTGAACCACACTGTTGGAACTGATGCGAATCTCTCGCTTAGGAACAACCTGCCCATAAAAAGGTGAAGCAGTAAAAGTTGGGTCGAAGGCGCGGTCATTGTTGTTCAAAACAACCGAAGCAACACCAGCCTGGAAGGTGTCCAACTGGCGCGACTTACCTCGACGGATGCTGTAAGAGCGCACTCTTGAGGTGATGTCATAGAAGGTTAGACCGCCCAAAGGCCAAGCAGGGTTGTCGAGCTGACCAGCAACAGGGTCATTTAGGGTTAGGAATGGCCCGCCGGCAGTTGTTAGGTCAAAACCAATCTCAACTTTTTCAGTGACTGCCATGCTATAAACCTAGCACTCGAGTAAGACCACCAGCACCAGACTGTTTGGTGTATGTGCCAAGCGCGTCAACAATGATTGCTGGGAGTTCCTGCTTGTTAGCAATCGCACCAGCATTGATAGTTACATTGTATGTTGCACCGGCCGCAGTCTGTGAGCGAGCATAAGACTCAGGTGAGCGCATAGGGTCAATGCCACCGATGCTCTGCAACCATGCTGCGTAAGACTGTGGTGAGCGCTTCGGGTCAGGGCGGCTTGACAGGTCAAGTGCTGACTGCATCTGCACCGCAGTAGACTGAGCACCCTGCATGGTTGGTGTGATAGCAAGATTCAACTGGCTCTTGAACTGTTCAGTGAACAAGGCCGCCATTGAGTTCGCAGTATCAATCAGTATCTGGTCTTGTGAACGCAACCCATCAATGAATGAGTTGGTCATGTTCTCACCCAAGTCATACAGCACAGGGGTAGAGGTCTTAGCAATCTCAGCACCAGCATCAGTCAACTCGGTAAACAGGCCGTTCAGTTCCTTGACCGCATCAGCACCACCAGCGATGATAGCCTCAGCAGTAGCACCACCAGCGTCAGCACCACCCTCAACAATCTGCTTGAACAGGTTGCCATTCAAACCGAGTTGCTTCAGTTTGGTTAGGTTGCCAGCAAAGGTCTTAGTCTTGTCAACCAGTTTCTTGAAACTGTCAGCAAGCCCACCTGTCACAACCTCATCAAAACTGCGAGTGGTAGTTAGAGCAATCCCATCCACCATCTTGGTCACAGACTGGGTGACAGTCTTGGTCTGAGTTTCCAACATCGAGGTGAGGTTCAATGAACCCATAACGCCGGCCGTTACAGACTCGGCAATGCTAATCTTCTTGGCCAGCACATCGCGCTGCTTAGCAATGTCTTGCAGCAAAGCCTGCTCACGGTCAGCGTAAGCCTTCAGGTTTGCAAGAGTGGCATCACCACCCTGCTTGCCAAACAGGCCAGCATCAAATGCTGCCTGCGCCGCATCTCGCATGCTCTGGAACGCATCAACAGTCTGCTGCTCGAACTGGCCGAGAGGTGCACTGGCCGCAAATACCATCTTGAAGGCATCAGCAGTTTGAGCAAAAGACTTGTTGAAATCATCAACCGCAGCCTTCAGGTCATCAAAGGCCTGCTTGGCTTCATCGCTCGCTTTTTGAGCAGCATCAATAATTGCCTGACGCGCCTTAGCAGCCTTGGTAGCGGCAGCCTTGGCAGCCTTCTCAGCCTGTGTGTCACCAGTCGAAGGCTTAGTCTTTGTAGTGGTTGTGTCAGTCTTGACCTTGAGTGACTGGCCGAGTAGGAACTTCTCATTGGCTGTCAGACCCTTAGAAATCTTAGGGCCGTTAGCAATTGCGTCAGCATCCTTCTTGAGCAAACCAAATTGCTGCAAGATGTTCACTAGATTCTGCAAAGGGTTCAAAGCGCTCGAGGCTCTATCAGCAAGCCAACCCAAGAAGTCAGTGAAAGGGGTTGACTCGAAACTGCCAGAGATGGTTTTGAAGAATGAATCTACTTGGTCACCAAGATAGAAAACACCATCGGCAGCGAGGCCCATCTCTTTAGTCCATGCACCGAACTGGTCAATCATCCATGTGATGCTGTCTTGCGTGGATGAGTCTGACAGCCAGCCAGCGAACTCTTCGAGAGTTGGCAGAAGGTATGTGCCTAGTTGTTCCTGCAACTCGCCCATGACAATGGTGAGGCGCTGAAATGGGTCATTGTTAGCAGCCTCTTCAGCAGCCCCTGCGAACTGCTTAGAGAGTTCACCCATCGGGTTAGATGCACCCTTAATGCTCGGAACAAGTTTCAGAAGGCTAGTGGTTGAACCATTGACAGCCTTACCCAAGGCAAGCGATACAGCGCCAAGGTCTTTGCCAGTGCCAGCCGCAACATCCAAAGCAAGGCTGGTTAGTGAGGTGGCCTGCGTAACATCGCCAGTAGCACGCACAAGCGAAGCGAAGGCTGGGCGGATGTCATCATCAGCAACAGCGGCCTGCATCTGCATGGCCTTGATGCTCGCCTCAACAGCAGCAACCTGTGCATCAGAAGCGCCAACAGTATTGCGCAACTGGTTAGCCAACAAGGCTTGCGATTTTACATCGCCAACTGCTGCCTGTGCAGATTCCTTCAGCACGCTGACAACACCACTGAGTCCGATAGTTAGACCGGCCGCACCCAGTAGGTTCTTCATAGAAGAGCCAAGTTTGCCAAACTCTGACTGAGCCTTCTTTAATCCTCGGTCATCGAACTTTGAAACTACTGGAATAATGACAGCCATTAGCGGAAACTCCTAGAGATTTGAGCGGCAGCGGATTCAAGCACAGACTGAACCTTAGCCTGAACCATTGGAAGAGCGCGCTCGGCTGCTGGCCAAGCAAAGCGAGAAGCAGGGCGAATAGAGTTTAGGCGATTCACCATAGCCTGACCCTGCCCATTGTTGCGGTGAGTGCGAGTGCCACCCTTGTAAGCATAAGGGCGAGTAACCTGGCTTCGAGTAGTTACACCGCGCCGACCAGCATAATCCATAAGCGCTGTAAGCGGAGAGTTTACCTGAACTGAAGCAAGCGCTGTGATGGCGGTGCGCCTGGATCTACCAGTGCGATAGCGAACAGACACAGAGTTAGAAGGCTTACCTTGACCAAAGCCTAGGCGACCATTGTTGTTAGCGCCGCTAAGAGGTGACACGGTAGGCAGGGCAGTCTTGACCGCAGTAGCCAATGGTTTGATTTCAGCTTTGACATCTTTGACCATCGCCTTGACTAAGGCTGGCTCAATGGCTTTGAGTTGTCTTGTCAACTCGCGCACATTTGAATAAACCACATCAGCCATGCTTCTATTCTACCCAAAGATAAAACCCCCTCCCGAAGAAGGGGGTCTATCTAGCCTTTGGGCAAGTTACGGCTAACCAAGTATCTGCCCATAGTCCAAAGCATCCGCTCACTCTCCTGCATTAGCACTCGAGGGGCAATGCCTGTTTCACAAGCAAGGCTGGCGATATACCAATGAGCGGAACTATCGCCAAGCCCTACTATTTTGGGGAGGACTCAGGCCCTACCGAAGCGACATCTGCCAACCAAGCATCGAACTCTTTGCTGGTTAGTTTCTGTCGGCTCAGAGAAGTCCAGGCAAGCCAGACTAGATGAGTGAACTTCATTTCAGACTCGAGCTTAGTAACGCTCAGGTTGAACTTGTCCTCGAAAGCAACAAGATCAGGGGCGGTCGCAGAAACTTCCTGCGACTCACCAGACACAAACTCAACGCGTAGGTTTATCTTCATGAGTTTAGTGTAGCCCTGATTAAGCGGTTGCGCGAGTTACAGTGCCAGATGTTGGCCAAGTAACCGAAAGGGTTGCTAGGTCACCAACTGATGAAGCGAAAGGCTGGTAAGAGTTACACAGCGCAATAGCGGTGTATGAAGGGTTAGTTGCAGACACCGAGCTTGAGGTTGGGGTGATGACCACAGTAGCCGCAGTGTTGAACAGCGGGTAAAGGGTTGCATCAACTGAACCAGCAGCGAAGTCCTGGTTGAAGTTTAGAGTGATTGAACCTGACTTTAGACCGCCAGTGACAGTGCGCCACTCTCCGCCAAAAGCAGTAGTGTCAACCTCATCAGCCGAAAGGCTTAGGTCAACAGAGGTAAGCGATGACGAAAGGTTAGTGCCATTGACAGTCACCTTGTAATCAGTAGCAACAAACTTTGCCATTGTATTTCTCCTAGTTAGTTAGCCTGAACAACCAAGTCAAACTCGGCTGCCAAGTAGGTATTTTCCGCTATGGTAATTGATCCATAGTTTCTCATGCCGGTCACTGTGCAGTCATAAGCATTTCCGCTCAGTGTCCTATCTGATTCTACCGCAACCTTAATAGATGCTGTCCCTGTAGGGGAACAGTAAGCATCTAGGCTCGCTTGCGAAGTGCGCTCAGATACGCGCCCAACAACCACAGTGACTGTGAAGTTGTAAGTATTTAGACCACCAGTGGAGAAGCTCTTGTGATAGTCCACAGTGCTTGGGGCAACAATGGCATAAGGCGGATTCACATTGTCAGGAATAAAGCCAGTGCTTGAAGTGCGAAGCCCTGAGATAGTGCCAAGGTTAGTGGCGATCCCTGTGCGAAGCGAAGCAATCGAAGCCATTAAGCGAACTTCACAATCTTGTAAGGGTCAACCAACTGAGCAACATCTGGATCGAGCTTTGAACCAACTCGCATAAAGCCGAGGTCTGGTGATGAAAGCACACCCAGCGGTGAGTCTAGGCGCTTAAAGATTCTGCTCGCCTGAATGATACAAGCCTGTTTGATAGCGATAGGGATAGCAGCCCAACCCCAAACACCAGTAACTTTGACCAAGCCCTCGCCGTTGAGATAGGGGAAAGTGTAATCCTGGATGGCGCGAAGGCCATTGTAAGGAACAGCCAAACCATCAATGCGCCCATTGAGCGGAAGCAACTCATAATCGGTGCTTGCCCAAATAGTGTCATAAGAGCCATCTGCCGAGAAGTCAGTGGCAACCTGAGTGATGCTAGTCGCATCATCAATCTGGCAAACAAAGTCATTGTCTGCTGCAAAGTATCGAGTGGTTGCTGATCCCTGAGTGTAGAAAGAGCGCGCGGTGTATGAGTCTAGAAGTCGGCTGGCAGATTCAATAGCCATCTCAAGCAGTGAGTCATCAATGGTGTCAGTGATGCGCAGGGCAGCCTTTACCTCTGCAAGAGTGGTGTAACCATTTGTAATCGCCATGCTTCTATTCTATCGCTTGGCTAGTCTTGCCTTTATCTCGGTTGAGCTGATGCCGGCTGTGTAAGGAATATAAACAAGCCCAATGCCTCGCTCATCTAACCAGTCTTGGTCAAAGCCCATCTGGGAATAGTAGTCGCGCCTAGCCCAGTCTGACCCAATCACAACTAGATCAGGCTTCACCATCTCAATCGCTGGCTTGCTATCTGCGCCCCCAATATTGGGAACAACCTCATCAACCCATTTGCACCCTAGCAACACAGCAGCGCGCTCGGCATAATTCATCACCAGACCCTTGCCCTTATAGGCAAGAATAAACTCATCAGTATTTAGGCTGACCACAACCCTGCCACCTAGTTCCTTGCACCGCTTCAGAAAAGCAACATGGCCAGAATGGAACAAGTCAAAAGAGCCGCCAGTGTAAACAGTTAATCCCATCGGTTAGCCCTTCGAGTCTTGAGAGTCCAACCACCTTGGCTGAAATCGCCATCCATTTGCTTCTCATCGAATAGGCGCGAGTTAGCGCCGAAACTTCTAGAGTTCTGAACTGAGAAGCCGCTATTCAGGGTTGAGCTGTTGTCATGGTGAACAACCGCATCAATGGTCTTTATAGGCACACCATGATGACGGACTCGGCGCTCTAGATCATTGTCATCGAAGTAAAGCGGATAAAAGCGCTCGTCATAAAGGCCAACCTTGTCCACCATGCCCTCGCCAAAAACGACCGCAGACCAGGCGGTGTTGATTGTCAGGAAGTTGAGCGCCTGAGTGTCTACCTCTTTGGCAATCTTCTCCAAAGCCCCAGCCTCAAAATAGGCATCATCATTTACCAGAAGCCAGTAGGGGGCATAAGGGGTTGCTTTGATAATCAGATTCCATGCACCAACCAAACCCAGACCAAAAGGCATCCTAAGCACCCACAGGTATTTTACAGAATCGGGCTTCTTAGGGGCATAGCCGATAGAACCAAGCCCCGAGTTGTCGATGATAACCAGATGCTCAACAGGGTAATCAATCGAAGCAAGCAAGCGGTCAGCAAGGTCGAAGCGCTTTAGAGTGCAGAAGCCGAGAACAGGAATCATTTGTTTAGCAAGCGACCGATAACAGGCAACCAGTGCTTCTGCCAGACAGTTTCGACATCGAACTGTTTAGCGAAATCAACCGCAACCTGGCTAGTGCCACGCTCGGCTTGGTAGGCCTCCTCAAGCGCATTGACAATCGAAGGCACAAGCGGAACCTGCCAGATAGCATTTTGCCCAGCATCCCAGATCGGTTGCCCCTCAACCATCCAAGAATCATCAGATAGAAGGTCAGGGGTTGCGCCCCAGCTAGAACCAATCACGCGAGTGCCACAAGCCTGAGCCTCAACAGTAGGGATACCAAAGCCCTCACCATAGGAAGTCGCGAGTAAGACATCCATTGCGCTGTAAAGCCCAGCCAAGGTTTGCTGACTCATGCCATAGCGGTAATCGACAAACGGTGGAAACATGACAGCCTCTTTAGGGATACCAAACTGGGCAAGCATAGGAAGCAACTGCCAACCACCCTGAGTTCCGAGCGGATCAGTGTGCATATACAAGACAGCATCAGGATGCTTCTGTCGGAAGATAGCGAAAGCCAAAAGGTTTTCGCTGAAAGCCTTACGGTGAATCAACCCCGAAGCCTTGTTAGCCGAAACCATACCAACCACAAACTCATCCTTCAGCCCCATATAGTCGCGAGCAGGTTGCCCCTCAATGGTTGCTGTTGGCTTAAAAATCTTGGTATCAATACCATGAGGCACATACTCGCACTCGATGCCCTTGGCTTCCATCTGGCGCACACCATTCGGGGCCATGGCAATAGGGGTGACATGACCTTGCTTGAGAAACTCTTCAACCTTTGGAGGCATAGTCACATGATCAAGCGGAGTCCACCAACCCATATTGACCTTCTCCCACTGCTTGCCCTGGATAACCCAGCAGTCATAAAGACCAATAAGAGCGGCTGGCAAGTTAGGGTGCTGGGCTTTGAAGTGAGCATGATGCATAGGGCCGACATCATTCGAGTAGGCTTCAGAGCCTCGCGGATAGTGGGGGATGCTACCGAACTTAGTCTGATAGGTGCTTAGGTTGCCCTCAAGCCCATAGTTAGACAAAGCTGCCACCTTAGCGCCATCGCGCTTTAGGCGGTCAACTAGGTAGCCGGCTTGCTGGCCATAGCCGGTGGCTTCGCCAGGGCTATTACTCCAAACTGTAACCAAGCCATCAATTTTTGCTTTAGCCATTTGTTCCCTTTCGTAGTAGTCTAAGACTATAAGAAAACCCCTGCGATGCGCAAACATCCAGGGGCATGACCAAACTTAGAAGGAGTTTGATATGACTAATACTAAGCGCTGTCCTGACTGTGAGCAAATCAAGTCAGTTGACGATTTCAATAATCAGTCGCGCAGGGCCGATGGCAAGATGACTTATTGCAAGCCTTGTTTTCGCAAGCGCAACTATGCGAGTCGCAAAAAAAATCCAACTGCCAAAAATAGAGCTGTGGCTAAGTGGCGCGCCAATAATCCAGAAAAGGTCAAAGCCGATAAGAGTGCTTGGCGCGAGGCTAATAAAGAAAAGGTCAATGCTCAGAAGCGCGACTGGAACAAAGCCAATAAAGACAAAGTGCATGAGATGAATCAGCGCTCTTATGCAAAGAATCCAGAGTTATTCATTGCAAATGCTCAAAAGCGATATGCCAAGTTGAAGGGCGTAGAGCAGAAATTGATTACTCGCAAAGACTACTTGCGGATGCAGAAATCAACTTGTATTTACTGCCAGTCTAATGACCGCATTGAGATTGACCACATTCAGCCGATTGAAAAGAAGGGCAGGCACTCAATCGGTAATCTAGCCCCAGCTTGTTTGCCATGCAACAGATCTAAGAGCGACCTGTTTGTTATGCAATGGAGAATTCGAGAAATGAAGAAACTGGGCCGGTAGCCTACGCACTACCGACCCAGTCGCTTTACTCAAAAAGCGGCATCTCCTAAGATGCGCCACCCTTGAAGTATTGGATGTGCGCTGCGTGAGTTAGTCCACCATCGAGGCGAGTTAGGCCGCGGTAGGTGACAACATCGTTAGCGAAGGCGTAGTCAGCAGACTGGTCTACGCGGACACCGCCAGCAACACGAACCTTGAATGAGTCAAGCGCACCGAATAGAACAGACTTTGCGCCAGTTGCAACAGCAGCAACACCTGGGTTCTCGTAAACCGAGTAACCAAGAAGAGTTGCAGCCTGACCAGGAACAGCAGAGTCAGTCCAGATGTATGAACCATTGCCATCCTTGAGCTTGCGAGCAGCAGCAAGACCTGACTTAGCCATCATGAAGCCGGTTGAAGGAAGCAGACGAGCTGATCCATCAATTGCATACACTAGGTCAATTAGGTTCTCATAGGTGAACGCACCAGCAACACCAGTTCCACCAGTTACAGCAGAACCAGCAGCAGCAGCCAACTTGGTGGTTAGGACTGAGTTGGTCTGTAGACCGATAGCCTTACCAAGTTCCTGTGCGATGTAGCCGGTGATGTCGAAGCCAGCATCAGCAACAAGCTCTGAAGCGACTGATACAAGCGCACCATACTTCTCAGCGCCAAGGGTGATGCTTGAGAAGGTTGGGTTTGACTCGGCGATTGCTGAACCAGCAGCAACTGAACCAGCAGATGAGGTTGCAGTTACGGTCGGGATAACTAGGTTCTCGCCCGAGGTGGTGTTGAATACCTCTGAGGTGGTTAGCATTGGGCCAACCAACTGAGCGATTTCGAAAACACGGTTGTAAAAACTTTGTCCTACCGTGTTCGCAGATGGAACAAGTGCAGCGCGAGATTCGCGGTTGAACTCGTGACCGCGAACTTCACCGCGAGCGATTGCGCGAAGCAAGTCTGCATCGGTCGAGGTGGTTGCGGTTGCAGGTGCAAATGAAGCGGCAGCGAATGAAGCCTCGGCTGCGCGCTCTTCAATGCGCTGTGCGGTTGCGATTGATGCATCGCGCTGTGCGATGTCTGCCTCTAGGCGCTCAATCTTCTGGATCTCTTCGGCTGATAGTCCGCGCTTCTCACCCTCGGCAAAGTCAATGACTTCGCGCATCTGGGCAACAAGGTTGTTACGAACTTCTGCCTGGCTCTTTACGAACTCTGACATAGTTGTTTCCTTTGTTAAATTGAATTAGGGGATTCTGCCGAGGAACTCTGAACAGACACAGGCCGAGGAACTCAGAACCTAGTTATATT